CACCGCCGAAATAATCTTTGCCCGCGGCTCAAACCGCTGCAGCTGTTCGGTCGCTTTTGCAATAAACAGACTTGCCGCCTCGCCGGCGGGCATATCCATCAAAGAGGTCGGCAGCCCTCTGGTGCGGTCAAATGCGACCTCATATGCTGCCAAAGACAGCAGATTCTGCACATTCTGCAGGATCCGGTCCACACCGTGTGCGCTCCAGTTAAGATTTCCGGAACCTGGTTTGATCGTATAGGTCATCTCAATAAGCCTCCCGACTTGGACTGATCTTGCTTTTCAAAGAAACGAAAGCCTTCTGAGAGACTCGCCGTTCCGGTTTTCATCTTCAAAAACAATTCCCCGTCTTTCAGGTTCTCATAGCCCCGCTTTAGATCGGACGCATCCGGTATCTTTCCCGCAATCGGTATGCCAATGGGATTGTAAATTACCCGCTTCCCCTCTTTCTTCTCTTCCGGGGTAGAACTGGGGGTCTCCGTTGTTTTTGATGTTGTATTTGATACAATACCCGGGCTTGAGGACGAGGTGCTGGAGGTCGCGGTCTCACGGACACCCCGCCGCACATATTCCTCAAATGTAAGAGATACCGAACAATACACGATACCGCCATCGGCGCTGTGTACCGCATCAGTCACTGATACGGATTTAAGCAGCCATCGATAAGAACCAAGTACCTTTCCGCCCATAACCAACTGCCGTGGGCTTTGGGCATCCAAAAGCGATTGTAGTTCCTTGATGATGGCGTCTGGATCCACAGCAAGAGCGCGGGACAACCTTAGATCGAACTGGACAGATTGGAGATCCGGTCCGTCAACAATGGTGCTGGGCTTCCTGCCGGTCTGATTCTGCGGCTCCGTGGCAAGGGTACTTTGCATGGCAAAGTTGGCGAGACCATATCGACGGAGAAATGAAAAGCCACCGAAGCTGCCAACCGTCAGATCATCAGTACGCCAATCCATTAAAGCACCCCCAATATCACTCCGCTCGCATAACTCTCACTCAATGCAACCACTACATTCATCCCCGGCTCCGCGGGATTGCTTTGTGTAAAACACCCTTTAACTGCCGGCAGCTCCGCCGTTACACGACCGCCGACTACTATACGGCAGCCGGCAGAACCAACCGATGATATTTTTGCTTTGGTCACATACATCAACATCAGTACCCCCTCAGTCTTTTGCGCAAAGTCAGGTCGCTTTGGCGTTCCTGCAGATGATGTTCCACTTCATCTACGACATACACCCCATCACCGGTACCCAAACCGGTAATGGTGACCAGTGAACCGCCGGCAATGGTAAGATCCAGCGGGACAGTTCCCTCGATGGTTTCGCCCAATGCATTGTGCTCTCGCGCAATACCTGCGGCAAAGCGTTGGGCTTCCGCAATACTGCTCACAAAGATGTTTGGGATCACTATGTCCATTCCATCACCCACCGGCGCTGTAAAGCTGCCGGAAATACCTTCAAAGGAAACAGTAACCACACGGTAGAGATCTCCCCGCCGGTTATAATCTGGCGTACCGCAGAAATCCAGGGCAGAGACACCTTTCACAGGCTCCCGCTCCTCCAGTACAGACTTTTTCCACACAATCACAGTCCCGTTATTGATTTTCAGCGTTGCACCCTCAAGAGTACAGCGCTGCGACAAAAACTCGAAGTCCGGAAGCTCATGCTGATCGACCCAATCGTAGAGTGGATCATCCATTCCATACATCAACACTGCAAAGCCATAACGATCCGCACAGTCCTGCACGATCTCCGAAAAGCGTACCCTTTCCCAGCTGCGACTTCGGGGTTCTTTCGCCTCCACCGATGCCGACAGCGCCGTAATACGG